TCTATGGGTGGCAGTCCCAGTATGTCGTGTATGTTTGTATTTGCCGATTGTCCGCCACCGTTTCCAGATGCAAATAAAAAAGTGATTTCCCCACCGACGGGAGTTCCCATACCAAAACTATTCTTTGACGCGATGTAAGAGATATTGAAATTTGAATTGAATATTGCCGCTAGCTCCGTACCTGTGTAATTTCCAGGGGGAAATGTTACTCCGTATGTATTTCCACCCTGTGAATAACTGAAGCTTTGATTCGACTCATTTATCAATAGTTGCGGACACGGTACGCGTCCACTGACTAATTTGATCTGAGACACGTCGTAGATTGCATGGTCCAGAGTCACGGTGTAGTCGTTCGGGTTCGGGTAAAGTGTGGGATCACGTTGACTACTGTCAATCGCGAAGTTATGAACCTTCATTAAAATAGGGGAACAATATTTTAATGAATGTTTTCGTGTACACGTAAATACATTTACTCGTAGAATCGGTGCGCGAGCGGGTTGTTCGCCAGCTGCTTCTTGGCGATCTCCAGGTTCTGACCCTTGGCGTGGGGGTTGCCCTGGCCCTTGTACGCGTTGAAATTGTGGTAGGGTTTCTGCTGGTAATTCTGCATCCACCCACCGTTCGGGGTCGCGAATCGTCCGTCGATGCGGCTCGTGTCGCTTCGAACGGCCGTCACGGTACCGCCCTGCTTGAGCGCCGACTCGCGAACGTTCATGCGACCGGGGTTACCCATGCGGTTCGGCATCCCGCGCTTGTCTTCGGGCCTAAAGCCGTACTTCATGAGTTGCTCGTTGGTCTTTCCGTTCATCTGCACGGCGGCTGTGTTGGTGTAGCCGCCCACGAAGTTCGAAATACCCGGCGCCGGCTGGTTGTTATACATGAGATGCGCGCCGTTGTTATCGCTCTTGAACCGCGTGGGATCCTGCGCGGAGGTGAGGCTGGAGATGACACGCTTCGCGGGGGCGAACTCGAGGCCGTCGCTTCTGTACCCTGTCTGCGCGCGGTTCGTGGTTCGCTTGGTCCGTTCGTGCTCGTTGCGAGGGACGACGCCGGTCATACCCTGCGCGCGGCCGGGCACGGTGGGAAGGCGCGAGGGAAGATGCGCGGTGGTCGCCGGTTTGTTATGCGTGAGCTGACCGACGACCGCCGACCTACCACCGGACTGGTCGGCGGCGGGACCGGTTCGTCCTGGAAGCGTGGTGAGCTTATATTCACCGACGTTGATCGGGTTCACTCGGAGCATCTGCTGAAATCCACCGGCAGCCGGTGTATTCGGACCGACGCCCAGACCTGGACCCACGAGTTCTTTCTCGATCGGGCTCAGGTTATTCATCCGGCCGTGATCGTACATACGGTTTCGCATGTCGGCCATCTCTTGACCGCTTGACCGCGTTTGGTTGGCGATGTCACCGAAATTGGCCATCTCCTGCTTATGTCGGATTTCCACGGGGGGTTCGAAGTTATCCTCCTCGACAACGACGGGTTTCTTCATGAATACAGGTTCGGTAGTAACTTCAGGTGGTTTTGAATTCGTGCTCAAGTTACGACCCGCGTATACGAGGCCGGCCACTGCCATTAACGAGATGGGATCGGCCATTCTTACTTTGTGTTAACATTTTTATTGAGGTATCTCTGCTGAAAAAGACCGTTCTGGAGATCGGCGCGGGTGCTGGCCGGCTCGTACGACATCGATCGGATGGGCAGCTTACACTCCACGTTGTTCAGGGGGAAGTAGTTACGATCGTACGTCTCGACGAGGTGCTTGTTGAAGCGGGACGTGCTCTGAGGACGGAGTCGATCGCTCACGTCGATGTGCTGAGCGGGGGCGCCCTTACCAGCCTTGTACGGCGCGGTGCCGTAGAGCATGGTGTTTGGCCTGCACCCGCCGCAGTTGAGCCCACTGGGCTGAGGGTAGACAAAAACCTCGTCCGTCGCGTTCACGGGGGGTAGAGCACCGCTGTTTTGGACGATGGAAAGACCGGGTTGGAGTTGATACGCCATTGTTACTATTACATGAGATATTTATCTATCTTCGGTCACCTTCCATACCGAGCCCGGAAAACGCCTCAAGCTGGGTGCCCCTGGCGTTCGGGCTGCAGAACTTGGAATTGCTCTTGCACATCGGAGCGTTCTTCGGGCCGTACAACCACTCCGCGAACTCTGTTTGTCCTCCTGGGATTTTCGACACGGGCATGGTCACGAACTGACGATCCATCGCGTTTCGCAGGTACTGGGGCATCGAGGTCCTGGAGCGACCGCTGTCGTAAGGGATGCGATCGCTGCTGTACCTCTGCACGTAAGGCTTCACGGAAGGGTAGTAACACGCCTCGAGTCGGTTGGGTGCACCGCCGTAGTCGGTCATGAGTACGTTCGCCATGGGGTTATCGACTGTGGGTTTCTGGCACATGGACTCTCCCATCGGCGAGGCGGCGTAGGTCTCCTTCACCATCTTGGATTTGTAAAGGACGTACATCACACCCAGTATCGTGAGACCCAGAACAAATACTCGGGGGTCGCGGCGGATGACGTACAGGAGCGCGGAGGTGTAGACGATAAATCTCGAGGCGGCGTTGATTCTCTCCTCTGGGGTCTGTTTGCTATTCGGCCAAAACTGTAAAAACTGCTTTTCGTCAACGAGCTGGCGTGGGTCGTCGAACCAAACCTTCATTTAGTATATAGCCAGGTTATTTTCCGAGGCCGCCGAGCATACTACCCATCATCTTCATGAGGGCTTCCTCGTTGAGCTCGCCGCCTTCATCCTGTAACTTCGAAGCGACACCTTGTGCGAGCGCCTCGATCTGCGCCATCTGGTCTGGGGGAAGCGACGTGATCGTGGTGCCGAGCATGTACAGAGTCTGTAGGTATTGCCACGTGACCTCTCGCGTGTTCGCAGACATCTTCATCCAGTAAGTCGCGAGGTCTAGATCCTTGAGGAAATCGATATTGCCACACTCCTCGAGGAGAAACTTATCGTCCTTGGCGGAGATCTGACTGGCGTAAGGGGAGACGCCGCTCATGAACCCGTCGACGACCATGCGGGGGTTGGTACTCTTCAAAACGTCGAACGACGTGAGCATCTTCTTAATGCCCTTCTCTTCTGGAAACGTCTTGTGAAGTTCCACAAGAAACTGACTCATCATGTCGTTGAACGCGGTGACGGACGCCATTTCTTATCATACAATGCTACTCTTTAAGTTTTAAAAAGGTTCAGTGGAAATAGACTCCCGCTTACCGATTCCTCCTGACACTATAAAGAACACGAGGATGGCGTTCAGCGTCGCTGGCTTGGTGTACTTGTTCATCTCAAGCTTACCCTCGTTATTGAGGTACGCCTTCATGTGTATGTATCCAGCCGTGATACCGGCTGCGATCAGGGCGGCGGAGACCGGGTCCCGTAAATAATTGGAGAGATCACCTTCCATATTTAATTATACCGGGGATATTTTTTCGGCCTGTCTGGGGCGTCGCCGAATAAGACCCCGTCGTCCTGTGCGGGGGGCGGCGCTGCGGCTGGCGGCTGGGGTTGGTATTCTTCCGGTCGCGGGTCATCGAGTGCGGGGGCCCTCACACCGGGAACTGTCTTGAACTCGTTTTCGAGTCCGGTCAGCTGGGGCTCCGGAAGGCACGGGTCCTCCTGTGCAGCATCACCCTCGGCGGCAGCCTCACCCTCGGCATCGGCCTCGCCCTCCGGCTTCTCCTCTTCGACAGCCTCGTTTTCCTCTGGTAATTCTCCGTCTCCCATGTCCATTATCTCAGGATCTTCACTGTCTTCCACCTCTCCATCGAGAGAAATATCGCGCGTCTCCTGGGACATGTATGTCTGGAGAATCTGCTGCACCGGGATGAGCTCCTTGACCGTGCTCTCGATGACGACGCTGAAACGAGCTGTGAGGGTATCGTCGCGAACGTACTCAGACATCTCTTCGTTGAAGATGTACGGATCCTTATAGAGATCGCGCGCGGCGTTGTTGTAGCAGGTCTGGATGAACACCTCTTCGGTTGGCAACTTGAGCGAGATCTTCTTGTTGTCCGCCCTGAGGCGAACCGCAGAGAGGATCTTGGTGCACGCCACAAAGACCGCCGCGAGGAGGTCGCCGAACCAAGAACAGCGGTCGGTGATGTTATCGGCGTGTCGCTTGCTCATGGCGTTGGACCAGTTCGGGACCTCCTTCAGGAGCTTCTGGAACATGATGAGAACCTGCTTTCCCTTAGAGTTCTTGATGGATTCGTTGTAGAGTTCCTGGAACGTCTCGATCATGGCGGGGCACATCACGAGGCAGAGTTGGCACATGTACTCGCGCTTCGCATCGGTGAGGATACTGAGGTTGTCAGTCATTATATACTTGGATCATATAATTAAACCTCCAACCTTACGCGTTTCCCCTGTACTTATTCGCCATCTTCTTCAGATTCATCAACGTCGGAAACTCCACCTCCTCTTCCTCTTCTCGGCGTTCCCTTTTCTTCCTCGGGGCGTACCACGTCACGTACAACTCGACCGGGGTGATCATCTGGACACTGAACCCCCCGCGCAAAAACTGTCGCGCGATGTACTTCGCAGCCTGGTTGCGGTCGAACGTCGGGTACCCCACGACGAAGCTGGGCACGGACAGAAAGATCTGTTTACAACCCAGCTCCCCAGTCTGCTTGATCTTGGAGACGAACTGATCGTATATTTTGGTATAAATCTCTTTCCTGATTTGTTTCCTTCTGTCGTCGATCTTCGACACGTCAGCGATGCTGAGCATACCTATCATTACCGTAAATTATTTTTAACTGATTCCAACCCACGTTCGATATTCTTGAGACCTCTGATCAGCGCTGGGTCGTTCTCGAGGCCCCGCAAGAAATTGTTCGTGTCGCTCCTCGCGGTGTTCACACCCGTCTCGACCTCGTCGCTCAGCTCCTGTAAATCAGACCTAGCCTTCGCCTCGGGTGGTACGGGCGCCGGTTCGGGAATGTACGGCCTGTCGAACTGCGCGCTCGGATCCCTGAATTTAGACACGGACGCGTCGAAATCGCCCCTGTTCGGGACGTGGTTCTCCTTGACGACCTTGTAGTCAAGAAATTCCTTGCCCATGGATCTATCACTCGGTTGATCCGCGGGTTGGAACCCGATGGGCTGCGACCGAATCGCCAGGAGCCTGATCGGTTTTTGTTCCTCCACGATGAACCACACCACCACGGAAAAGCCGAACGAGAACCCGTTCTTCTTGACCGTCATGAATCTGCACTCGTACACGGTCGCGGGCTCCTCTTTCTGTTTCCGGTACTTTTTCATCGAGGTCGTCTCGATGATGTAGTTCGATATGCCAGTGCGCTTGTGAATCTCCTTGTTCGTCAGTAACACGACGCTCTCCATCAGGTCGGCAGTCGCGTCGTTCTTGACCTCTTCGAAACCGATGAGGTTCGGGAACGGGTCCATCAACTGGGTCTCGCGCGGGACTGTGTACCCTGAGAAACCGTAGCTCTCGTTTTCATTCGTCAACATATAGACGACAACCAACAATAGAAACGCGACGAGGTAGTTCATATTACTAGTATGCGTTAATTTTTTTTCGAATATTACCTCGTGACATAATAGATGTCCCTCCTTATTTACTCCCCGAGGTGTAAATTTTCAATGGATATCATCGAATACGTCAAACAGCATCAGCAGCTCAAGCAGCTGGTGCAGTATCACAACATCAACACGCAGGGGATCCCCTCCAGTTACAAGAATAAAATCACTCGCGTCCCCACGATGCTCACACAGAACGGTAAGATCCTCGTCGGGAACGAGATCAAAAACTGGTTGGAATCCCTCCTCCCGGCGAAGGAGATCACACACTCTCTGATCGGAGGTATGGGATGTGGAATGGCTTCACTGGACGGCAAGGGTGACAACGCGCACATGTTCGCATTGGACGATTACGGCAAGGCGCTCCAGCCCCCGATGACGAAGGAGTTGGAGGAAAAGATCAGCAAGGACGTGAACAAGGGCCAACCGTACACTGATTTAAAGATGTGAGGCGAATCTATCACAGATGAAGCTCGTGACGATTCAGGCGGCGGCTTTCAAGTCAACCTTCGAGGTGTTGAAAGACATTTTGAACGATGTGAATGTCTTTTTCCGAAAGGATGGCATGTACATCGTGACACTAGACACGGCGCGCACGAGTCTCGTCGATATCTACCTCTCCGCCGATAACTTCGAGGAGTACGAGTGTGACCAAGATGAGGTCATCGCGGGAATCAATATTTCCAACACGTTCAAACTCCTCAAAACCATAACGAACAACGACGTCCTCCGGATCGAGATCAACTGTAAGGAGTACATGAACATCGAGATCTCCAGTGAGATCAAGAAGACCAACACGAAGTTCCAGCTCAAGCTCCTCGACATAAACGAAAGTCGCATCGAGGTCCCCGACATAGACATGACGACGATCACGACACTTCCCTCCGTCGACTTTCAGCGGCTGTGCAGGGACATGTCTAACATCGGAAATTACATCGAGATCGTCCGATCCGGAAAGGGGATCAAGTTCAAGTGTGAGGGAGATTTCGCCAACCAGGAAACATTCATCGAGTGCGTGGAAGATTCGCCCACCATCTCGGGTCTGTATAGTTTGAAGTATCTCAACATATTCACCAAGGCGACGAGTATGTGCGCGAGTGTGCAGATCATTCAGGAAACTGGGAACAGGTTTCTCATATTAAAATATAACGTCGCGAATCTGGGCGAGCTCAAGTTCTACCTCGCGACTAAGGTATCTGAAGATCCGTAGTGAAGCCGTCGAGCGTCGACACGGCTTTTTTCATACCTAAACCGTTTAATACAATCTTCGGGAATTTATTCTTCAAGTGTTCGTTGTCGTAGTACAGAAAGTCCCTGAGGGGGACCTTCTCGCCGTGGAAATCACCCCTCGGCCCGGCGTACCTTTTCACCTTTTCAGTGATGTTCACCATCGGTTTATCTCCGTGATCGACGATCCATGCACTACTCAAAGGGATGTGAAAACACATGGGTGCGTCCGCTTTTTCACCGGGGACGTAGTTGAGGTCGTTGGTCACTACCGAATACAGGCGGCCGTTGAAAAAGTATTTGATCCGGAGGATGATCGACGAGACGTTTTCCGGGATGGCGGTGTACCTGAAATCCAAACCGGTGACGTCCGCGTGGAAGTTTTCCAGGATCCCGTCCCAATCCTTACTTTCCCCCTTCCAGAAATCGTCTTCGATTCGGTACCGCATGTCGTAGTCAACCGAGTATTCGAGCTCCTCGTTGACCACGGAGTAGTCTCTCGGTGTGGTTATTTTTTTGAAGAAGCATATGAGGTTACTTAAAAGATTGAGCAGCATCTCTTTACAAGATATGGAGGGCAACTTTTTAAGTAGGTACAACAATCGTGTCAGGGAGTGGAAGGACCTCATGGAGACGGACCCCGAAAACAAACGGCGCCACGAACGTGAAATGAGCGAGTACATCATTCAGTGCATGCCGTACATGAACCAGTACATAGACGAGACAGGTGAGAATACAAACACCGACAACGTTTTCAACGTCAAGGAAACCGTCGGTCTCAAACGCAAAGATATTTTCAGGGATTATCTCGTCGAGGTGGAAAAGCAAAACATATCTAGACCGACGCGGTGGTTGATGGACGAGTGTCCGAACTGCGGGGAGGACGGAAACCTGGTACACTTCCCGGAAACCAGTGACCTCACGTGTCAGAATTGCGGTGCGGTGGTCGATACGTTGATCAGTGAAGAGTTGACCTACCGCGAGGAACAGGAGACGTCCGAAAAGATCATCAACTACTCGTACAAGAGGGAGAATCACTTCAACGAGTGGCTGAGCCAGTTCCAGGCACAGGAAATGACGAACATACCGGACGAGGTCATCGAGCAACTCCGATCGGAACTCAAAAAAATGAAAATTAAAAATCTCGAGGAAATCACCCACGCTAGAATCCGATCGCTCCTCAAGAAGCTGCGGCTCAACAAGTTCTACGAGCACGTCCCGTTCATCACCAATATCCTCAACGGGATCAAACCCCCGAGCATGTCGCAGGAACTCGAAGAGACGTTACGTATGATGTTCAAGGATATCCAGAAACCTTTCGATGACAATTGTCCAGCGGACCGAAAAAACTTTTTAAGTTACTCGTACGTTTTGTACAAAATGTGTGAGCTTTTAGGTGAAGATGAATTTCTCCAATACTTTCCACTTCTCAAGTCTAAAGAGAAGTTGTACCAACAAGATGTCATCTGGTCTAAGATAACGTCCCAACTTCAGTGGGAGTATATTCCTACTGTCTGACGTGGCGAATTTCGTTCTCCGCAGGGTCGTATTGGTCGGGGTCGACCAGGATCGTACGCTTCACGTGTGATTTTACCCGTTTCACGTGAGACGTCTTATTACCCGACTCGTACGGGATGGACGAGTGATGCAGACAGATACGGACCTTCCCGTCGTCGTTGCGTTTGTAGCCGAATGTATATTCAACCTCTGAAATCTCACCGGTAGTGGCGCACGTGAACTCGTAAGTACCCATGGCGTGTGCCACGTCGCCGTGACAGTCGATTTGGTGATTATCGAAGACGACCGCGCTGAAGCCCTTCTTGGCGTTGATGGCGAAGCCTTGATCTTCTTTGTACCCGCTAATCACGGCGTCGTGACCCACGAAGTAGGACATGGCACCGCCGGCGGTGGGTCGGAACTGCTGTTGCGCAGCTTTGGTGGGTTTGAAGAGTACGTTAGAGTGATCGTACCCGTACAACTCACCCGCGCGCTCACCCGCGAGACTCACGTAATCACCACCAGTGAGAAAAGAGTTAGAAATATCTACGATAGATTGTGCCCAGAAATTCTGCGCCTCGATGACTTCCGTTTCAGTCACGTTGAGTTGAGGAACCCGTTTCAAGGCCACCTTGGTCGCGGCGACACGGGCGTCGAAACTATGGCTGGGTTTACTGAACCCGCGAGCCGCATTGATTTCTGTATCGTATTGCGTCGGGTCAGTGAACACGCGGGTTTTGACAGTACGCACGGGGGTAACACGGGTGAGTGAGAACGACATCTTTGACATAGGAACGCGATTATTCTTTATTACCCTTTTTCTTCGGACGAATGGCCCACTTATTTTCCTTGTTGAATTTTTTGTAATCGATCTCTTTGATCTTGAACTTTTCCATGATGAACTTTTTTACAGGGTTCATTTCCTTCTTCACCGGGCGGGCACCGATCACGGGTTTTAGTGCAAACATTTTACTAGTACAAAATATTTTAATTTTAATTTCGGCAGATACTTTTTCAATTCATCGGTGAAAAAGTCAAATTGATTTTTAAAACTAATTTTATTTTCGGCAGATACTTTTTCAATTCATCGGTATAAAAGTCAAATTGATTTTCAAAATTACTTTCCCACGCGAGAGAAACTTTTTTCCCATGGGGTAAAAAAAGTCTTTTCATATTTCAAAACTAATTTTATTTTCGGTAAATACTTTTTCAATTCATCGGTATAAAAGTCAAATTGATTTTTAAAACTAAAAAAGTCAAATTGATTTTCGAAACGACTTAAAAAAACCACACGATGACTGGGTAACCATGATCGAAGCCGAAGAGCGAGCCCTGACCCTCCTGTATAACCTGGACAGCTATGTCGCACCGCACTTCACCGGTGTATCATGCCCAGACCCTGCTGTGCAGTACTGTCTAGATCAGGCAAACTGGCATGTCCATCAGGCCCAGGAACTTCTGGAAGCAGCCGTGTTAAATCCGCGGACACAGTACGATGATGGTCGAGAATTCTACCGAAATCTCGCTCGAGTTCTTCCTTTGATGGTCCTCGCTCAATCTTTCGGATCTCCACCGACCGATCAGGAAGAGGTGGAAAGTTCACCAGGAACGCCAACCTCAGTCCTGTCAAGTCAAGATATTTTTGAGCCTGACACTCCACCCCTTTCCCCAAGGTCTGGACAGTCTTGAGTTCGACGATGATTCGGCCGTCAATTATTAGATCCGCTCGGAGGTCACCGACGATGTGACCGCGAAAGACCACGTGTATGTGCCGTTCACTTTCGTACGGGACTTTCTTCTCCCGAAGGTATACCTCCGCGGCGTTGTGATATACGCGCTCACTGTGGCCCGGGCCCAGTTCGGCGTATATCTCTTCGACCATCTTTTCGACGTCCATTCTTTCCGTGAAAACCTGTGCTGACCTTTGCTTAGGTTTATATTCTTCGGATACGGTAGCATGAACACCCGAGCCTTTCTCAAAAAACATGTTCAGATCCCGCGCAAGCTGGTTAAAAATCTAAAAGAAGTCAGCGATCTGTCGTGTAAGAAAAGATGGGAATACGCAGGAAACATGCGACTCGACGGGTCAGACCTGACCTACGCGACCTCACGGGATCGGGGCAGAGTAAAACTCGAGGCGGTCAATGAGGTCTGGCCTTCGCTCGTTTCGTTCCACACGCACCCGTGCGTCTCCATACCGAACCGGGGCGCGCACAAAGTGTTCGTCACCTTACCGAGCAAATCCGATTTTCGCGCGTTCATAGAGCATTACCCCAATATGCAGGTGAACATAATCTGTGACGCACACGGGTACTACGTGATAGATATGGTCGATTCCGCCGAACAGGGTCGGTGTCCTTCCCCGGACGCCGTCGAAAGAACGATGACCAAATTTAGAGCGCGGCGCGAGGTGCGTAAATTAGCCTTCAGCGAAGAAAAGCTGGAATATTTTCACACGGAAATGGACACGTGGAAAGAACTCATCAACCAGGATTTGAACCCTATTTTGCGGGACACGTTCGGGATGACCGCGCGGTATTTCACCTACGACGAGGACCCGCCGATCGTGCGAATCGACCTCGATACCGCTTAAAGACGAGAAACGTTCATGATGCAGTATGTCTTCTTACGACGTCGAACCCTGCAACTTCAAGTACCGCGTCTCTTCCCTCGCGAAGGTTGTCGACGGAGACACGATCGACGTGAACATTGACCTAGGGTTTGATGTCTCCACCCAGCAGAGAGTCCGACTCTTGGGTATCGATACCCCCGAGAGCCGCACGAGTGATAAGGAGGAGAAGAAGTTCGGCCTCCTATCGAAAAAGAAGCTCAAGGAATTTTGCATGAAGGCGGTCGCCTCCGAAAAGGACGATATCGAGATCGAGTTGCGATGCCCAGAGGCAGATTCGCGCGGGAAATTCGGACGCGTCCTCGCAGAGGTTTGGGTCTGCGAGGACGACGTTTGGACGAACGTCAACAAGTGGATGTGTGATAACTTCTACGCGGTTCCCTACGCGGCCCAAAACAAATCTGAGGTCGAGGCGCTTCACCTGGCGAACCGCGAGAAGGTCAAACACGAGATTGCCTGATCCACACGTTCGAGATCCACTTTTCACCCGCCTTCACGGGTTTGCCCCCGTGAAGAGCGAGTTCCGTGTCTAACCCCATGGTATCGAGGGTGTTGAAAAAGAGCGCGTCGCCCGCTCGAAGCTTAAACGATCGACCGATATTCGGAAACTCGGTCTCTCCCCCTTCATACTCGTCGGTCAAGGCGAGTATGAAGGTGTACACCCTTTTGTTTTTGTCACCTTCGAGCACATCCTGGTGGGGCCTGTAGTGCCCGCCCTCGCCGTACCGAAGAACCTGTAACTGTTCGCAATGGTCGATCGTCTTACCGACGCGCGAGACGCACCGTTCCATCACGGACTGAACCACCGGATCGTCTTTCGGGAGCCACGCGGTTTGACTGAACCGCATCTCCTTATCGACCCTACCGTCAGTATCCACGAGCGAATCAGTGAGACGATCTTTCGCCTGTTTCATGATATGCGCACGCTCCTCGGGGGTGATGAAACCCCGGACGACCGTGGGTGTGGGGTACCTCGGGACCAAGGCACACAGGAGCAGGACGAGCAGAACCCAGAGCACCATCTACACTTTACCTATAAAATTATATTCTTCGGGAGTCTGCAACTGTACCGCTTACGAATATTGGCGAAGATCTCGTTACTGTAATCGACCACACCCTGTAACATGGTGAGGTACTCCTCCTCATCCCCTTCGTCGTCTAGTAGGTACTGCCGTAAAATATCCCCGCCCGCGTGAATGATCATCTCGTATATGTGCGAAATGTCCCTGACGCGATCGGTAAACTTTTCCTGTCTCTGGAGAACTGATTTGAAATCTTCCTCGGGGATATCGTTGAGCATGTACCCTACACGGAAACTGAGGTTATCGGCCGGGCGCAGGTCCAGGAAGGTGTTGAGACGTTCCGTCTCGTAGATGACTATGGCGTACTGAAGGATTTTGGTGGACGCTCGCTTCTCCCGAAGTTCCCTGAACGAAGGAATCCCGCCGCACGGTATGTCTCCGTGTTCTCGACCCAAGTACATGCTTTTGCGCTTGTACTCCACGAAGTGCGGGTTATGGACCCTCCCCGTTTCGATCTCACCCGTGCGCCAATCGAACGGGCAGTGGCACGCGGTACACCACATCTGCGCGCACCCGTCCGTCCGGTGGATCATCTGTCCGCATTTCGGGCAGGGTTTACTGTCCCTGCGTATGAGTTCCATCGTCTTGACGACGTCGGGGTTACACACGTGGCCGTCTTCCTTGACGTCGTTACACTTGTCGCAGTAATATTTGTTACACATGCCGCAGTACAGGTTTTCGGCGAGGAAACCCTTACACTCTTCCGTCGGACACTTATGGATGAACTTCCTGGGTTCGACGACCGTCGAGTGGACACCCTGGCGTAAAGTCTCGAGGTGGTTATAGACGGTCTCCATGTGGCGGTAGATGGTGACCAGCTCGGGGTGGTCGCGGATATCCTGCCCGGTGCGCAGGATTTCGGTGTGCAGTTGGACCAACCTCTGTTTGTGCGCTCTGAGCACGGCGTTGAGTTTCCTCATACCGAGGATCCGTTCCACCTGGGGTTGCGTCTCGGGCATGAGTAACTTTTCGCGCTCGAAGAGGACGTTCTCGCGGTGTCGTCTGTACTCTGTGTTCCGGAAGTGTTTGGTACAGAACGTGTCCACGAACTCGCGGTCCCATACCGTGTTACAGTTCATACAGTGCGGATCTTTCGCCGTGCCCAGCATGTACGTCTGACAGCAGCGCTTACACGCGACGAAGTCGCAGTGCGAACACGTCACGCTTTTCCGAGCTGACTTACTGAAGTTTTCACAGCACACCCCGCACACCGCATCCATCTAAGGTAAAGAGCGGTCGAACCCTTTAACTTAGTTAGATTTTTATATTACAAAATTGGTCTATTGCTTACCACCCTTCTTCGCACCCTTCTTCGCACCCTTCGGGGTTTTCGATTTCGATCTAGATTTTGCAGTGCTCAGCGCGGCACCTTGTGCCCTTACTCGCGAACTTCTTCGCAGACCCTGTGCGGGCTTTTTTGTAGGTGATCGGCCACGCTGCTGCTGCGCCGCGGCAGTTTGTGCACGGGTACGCGGTCCCGCCGGTGACCTCGATCCTGCTGGTGACGCCGTCCTTCGTTTCGGTGCCCCCTTTCTCACACCTCCAACTTTCCGTGCTGCCCCCCCTGTCGGCTTGGGTTGTTTGTTGTTGTTGCTGTTGCTGTTGCTGTTGCTGCTCGATCCTGACGATGCCCGGTTACGTGATTTCGACCTCGACGATATGGTGGTTTCCATGTAGCGCTCCTCTGCCCTCCTATTGGCCCTGTTACTCCGGTTAGTTCGCTCGCCTGTCGCTCCTTTTTTGTTTGTCATGTTAGTTTGAAGTCGCTTGGCCTCCGCCTTTGTCTTCGCATCCGGCTTTGCAGCTGGTTTCCCTGCCGGTTTCGTTGCCGCTGCTGGTTCCGCTGCCGGTGCCGGTAGTTTCGCCGCCGTGGCGTTGCCTGCTGCTGCCCTCCTATTGGCCCTGTTACTCCGGTTAGTTCGCTCGCCTGTCGCTCCTTTTTTGTTTGTCATGTTAGTTTGAAGTCGCTTGGCCTCCGCCTTTGTCTTCGCATCCGGATTTGCAGATGACTTTGATCGGCCTGCCGGTGACTGTGATCGGCGTTCCTTTTTTTCTGCCAGGTTTTTCTGCACCTTGTTCCACCGCCCTTTGACTGTTTCTTCCCATTTCCAAAGTTCTCCTATGTGCCCCTGCTTAGCACCCCAAAGTCTGAAGGGAAAATTATTTTTGGGTATTTGTTTGATCTTCTTAACAAGCTCCTTCTTTTCCCGCAAAAGCGTCCTTATCGGGTTGAGATTTGTTGCTTGATTTATTTTTGTTGCCCACGTGCCGATCCCAGTGATTTTTCCCTGTCCATCACTCATCGCCAAACCGACATTCTTCTTTAGTTTCTGCTTAGCCTTATTAAATGCCTCCGCCTGCTTTGCCTTCTTGGCTGCTGCTACCTTGTTGGCCTCCACCTGCTTTGCCTTCGCGGCGGCGGCTGCCTTCTCAGCGGCGTTGGTCTTTGCCTTCTCAGCGGCGTTGGTCTTTGCCTTCTCGGCAGCCTTCTCAGCTGCTGCCTTCGCGGCGGCGTTGGTCTTTGCCTTCTCGGCAGCCTTCTCAGCTGCTGCCTTCGCGGCGGCGTTGGTCTTTGCCTTCTCGGCAGCGGCGGCGGCTGCCTTCTCGGCGGTGTTGGCCTTTGCCTTCTCAGCGGCGGCGGCGGCTGCCTTCTCGGCGGCGGCGGTGTTGGCCTTTGCGGCGTTGGTGTTGGCATCCACATTCTTATTGGCCCTTCCCTGCTTTCCGGCCGCCCTTGCCTGCTTTTTAGCTGC